TCGTCAATGGAATGATTAGACGAACCACAGGTCTTATCGATGGTAAAAGATCTGTGACGGAACGCCCTCCCGATGCCAAACGCAAGACTCCCATTGAAGAGCAAGCCGCTCAGATGTGGCGAAAACAGGTCAAGTTGGGGTACATGGACAATATTCAATTGAGATCCGAAGTTGTCCTCAGACCCATGCTACTCTACTCGTTCAGTTCGAGGTCCTATGGGATTGATGGTGACATTCGCTTTCAGCCTAAGTTGGATGGTGTCAGGATGCTCGCTGGATTTTCGGGCGGTGGACTCTTGCTCCAGTCCAGGAATGAACAGAGAATTGAACATTTGACCCACCTGGAAAAGGCACTGGAAGGAAAGTTGGAGGAGGGTGAGTTCTTGGATGGTGAACTCTTCTGCAAGGACTTGGATTTCGAACAGATCACCAGTGCTGCCCGTGGTTCAGAAAGTCCCTATGCACCCAAGTTGGAGTTTCATTGCTTTGACTACTTTCGTCTCAGTCAATTGGAGATGCCCTTCATGGAACGCTACGAGAGGCTCAAGGAAATCATCAAGTCAATCAAACATCCCATGATCAAGATCGTCCCTTCATATCAAGGGACCGCCAAGGATGCTGACAAATATCACGACAAGTTTGTGGCAGAGGGTCACGAGGGTGTGGTGGTGCGCGTGGCCGAAAGTCCCTACTTGCTCAATAAGCGGTCATCCCAGTGTATCAAGTACAAGAAGATGATGACCGAAGAGTTTGAAATCGTGGGTGCCGAAGAGGCGGAAGGCAAGGACCGTGGGACGCCCATCTGGATCTGCGAGACCAAGGACGGAGACACGTTCAAGGCTCGACCCAAGGGAACCATGGATAGTCGAAGGGAGTTGTGGAAGAACCGAGGCAAGTTGATGGGTGAAATGCTCACCGTTCAATTTCAGGGTCTCACCCAAGACGGCGTCCCTCGCTTTCCCGTGGCACTCGCCGTAAGAAATTATGAGTAATATTAATATAATGGTTTCACCAGAACAATTACATAGTCTCAGATTGTCTCGACCAAATCTCATGTTGATTCACGTAGGTTCACAGAGACATTTTCAAAATTGTAGGCTTCCAAACTCAATCAACTTTCCCATGGCGGAGTTTGATCGCATCAATGCCATCCTTGCCGGTGAAAATGATCCCAAGCGAATTGAAAAGAGGACCTACGAGGAAAAGGTACTTCGTGAGAGATCCGATCGCTTGTTGCTGGTGCGGGCCAGGGTAATCACAGCAACCGACGATGCCAACAGTGCTCGGATAGCAGAGAATAGTGCAAGAATTGCTTTTGAACAAGTGAGACCGTTAAGGAACATCGAGCCCATGGAGTTTGCCGAAAAATCGGAAAAGTTTGCCAAAGCAACCAAGTTGAAGATCAATAAAGAAACCGATCTAGATAGGGCTGTCAGAATGTATGATACTGAGGTCGCAAGACAGAATGAACCCATTGTGATGCCGACGATGGAGCCCGAGACGCCAAGCGAGCCACCCAAAGAAGTCGAAAAGGTAACTTACTTTGATGTGGAAAAGCGTGGGGAAGGTCTTTTCTCAGGAACCGGTCGAACGTTCCCCGGATTCGAGCAAGCCATCGTGCTCTACGGAAACAACAAGCAGTCACTGGTTGCCAAGATGGCCAAGGTCCACATGAACGAATATGGCTTTACTAACATATTTGTTCTCGAAGATGGTTTGGAAGGGTGGAGGGACAAGGGTCTTCCGGTGGAGGGTGACTGTGATGTGATGTTAATTAGAGAATACATTCGTTAGTAAGATAAATGTCAGAAATCCGTGTGGAGAAGCATGGGTTCGTACGTCTTGTCGATACAATGCCGAGGGAGGATCTTGATCATGCCATAGTTCAAGCCGCCCGTGTTTCGTATGGAGAAGGCACCAAGAGTGTTCGGAGTGATCGAGGTCTGATTCGCTACCTGCTCCGTCACGCCCACACGACCCCATTTGAGATGGTCGACTTCAAGTTTCACATCAAGATGCCCATCTTTCTGGCTCGGCAGCACATGCGTCACCGGACCGCCAGCATCAATGAGATTTCGGGTAGGTATTCGCAGTTGCCCGAGGAGTTCCACGTTCCGGTTGAATTCCGTGGTCAGTCCAAGGTGAACCACCAGGGGTCGGAGGGGGTGTTGGATTCACCAGAATCCATGGTGCTCCTAAGGGATCAGAAGGCTTCATGCGAACAGGCATTCGATGTCTACCAGCGTCTTCTCGACCATGGAGTTGCCAGAGAGACGGCACGGGAACACCTACCCCTGTCGACCTACACCGAATTCTATTGGAAGATCAATCTGCACAATCTTCTTCACTATCTGCGTCTCAGGATGGACAGTCATGCCCAACCGGAGATTCAGTTGTACGCCAAGGCGATGTACGACCTTGTGAAGCCACTGGTTCCAGCGGTCGCCGAAGCCTACGAGGACTACATTCTCGGATCCGTAACTCTTTCTAGATTGGACCTTGCGAAAATAAAGCAAAATCTTCTTGAGGGGAAACATGAACCCTATCCTTCACAGAGTGAGGAACTAGAGTTTTTAGAGAAGCTCCGCGTTCTTGGGGTCGTCTAGACTTGTTCGGTGGCTTGTATCGCTCACCGGGACCAAGTTCGCGGGGTTCATAGGTTTTGGGAGGTGTGATTACCGGTTTTGGTTTGGGTTCTTTGTTTACAATGACTTGTTCCTCGGTTTCCTTTTCCTGTGAAGAGGCTGAAATAATTGTTTGAATCTTTTTCCACGTTTCCTCATCAAGTTCTCCGCCACCCAATTCATCTTCGCGGAACCCGTAAGAAAGGTAGATCGCCATGCGTTCTTCAAATGTCTTTCCTTCGAGTTCCACTATGAGCTGCTGACATTGTTTATTTGTTATGACATGGTGTTTATGCAAAGCCATTCCACACCCTTCCACCGGACAAGGTGGATAGTAGCGTCGCGCATTGGTTTCACAACGCTTGTGACAAAATTCGTCTCGGTCACTCAAGTGGACATCAAGTTTATTAATTATAATTCTATTACATATTGAACATTTTGTAAATGGGACGAGGTTTAGGCGACACTCGTGATGAACGTGATGACCGCAACGGACGTTGACTTTGCAGACAAATGAAATATCTTCACCGCAGATGCTACACTCAGACATCTTTCTAATCCCGCAATACGTCTCTTCTTTAACGCTTCATCACAGTGCCACACATCCTGCAGGTGATGAATATGGTCATCGGCTCGTCTGCAGATCGTGTCTGCTTCTCCACGTAGGTGGTCTTCATGGACTTGCACTTGCCGCACTTGAACATTCCGTCCTCGTATTCTTCTGGCTTCTTCTCGACCACCTCCTTCTTGGGTTCATGATACCAAAGATCCCATATCTCCTTGGTATCGAAGGTGTTTGGCTTGAGTTCGCCGTTCTTGATCCTGTCCAAAAACTTGGACTTGTCGTTGTTGCGAATTGCGTAGATCAATGATCGCATCCGACTCGCGTAGAGGCGCTTGAACTCTGGATTCTTCCAGTTTGCTCGCGTGTCGTTCTCGCTGATGATCGTGGCGTTTTTGAAAGGCTTCGGCACCTCTACCATGTAGTCGCTCAGGTTCGATGAAATGTGTTCTGAGATTTTGGCGTGCTCAGTTTTGAGATCGTCGTTCGCATGTTTCTTGTCTAGCACCGATGCCCTTTCTGCACGCGTCCAGCACTCATTGGAGTTGATGAAGATGTCTCGCTGTATCTGGACCAGCTTGGTCATCGTGTCCCTGCGAACTTGTGTGAGTTTCTCGCGTATCTTGACCATCTTGTCGAGACGACGCATATTCAGAAGGTGTAAAAGCCTCTTGAGGATGCGCTTCCTCTTGGGGATGTCAGGAAGGTCGAGGTATTCTTCTTCCTGGCCGATGAAGACCTTGGGCTTGAAGGAAGGTCGACGAATGAAGTAGCGTTCAAGTTTTTGGTTGATCATGGACAGACCCTTCATCTCATTTTCCATCTCTTCGATGTCTTTCTTGACCAAAGTGAGAAGCCGTTTGAGTCGTGCCTGATCCAGAAGTCTTTTGCTGACCTTTTTGATGGGTGGAGTAAAGGTTTCACCAACCATCTTGTTCTGGATCTCCAAAAGACGTTCCTGCTTCTCCACCAGTGGTGTCTTGCGCTTGACCACTCCGCTGTCGGTAACATCGAAAATGTAGTTCCTCTTGGCGAGATACTCCGTCCAAACCTTTGAGTTGAATTTTTGTAGCTCCTTTTGGTTTTCGTTCGCGTCGCCGGGTTTCATTTGCTTGATGCACCAGTTCTTGGCGCCCTTGCTGAGATGAGTGGCCAGTGCGTCTGCCTTGGTCTCGCTCACCAACCCAGAGTCAATGAGTGCGGTCGTCGCAAGCGCGATGGATTTGGTCTCCATTGTGTCGGATGTCCATTCGGACATCGTCCTGTCCCTGAATAATTATTTCAACTTCTTCACCTGGAGGGCTTGGGAGTTCCTATTGCGCCTGACTTCATTGGGATCCTGACCAGGTTTGGTGGCGCCTCCTGCCTTTTTATAGGTCTTCTGATGGAGGCTCCAGAATTGTTGAGATCCCACTCGGAAGTTCTGATGGATCTTGGCCTTGTACCAGAACACACAGTCCTCGATTCGGTTTGACTTGGACGTATTGTCCAGCACCAAAACCTCGTAATTTTCAGTACACGCCGTCATCACCTGATTGAACATATCGAAATTTGGGAAGATTCCGAAGAATGCCTTGTACAACTTTTCTCTGTTCTGGATGACATTTTCTCGCGCGATGAACACATAGTCCACATTGGCACGAAGATCTGGACTGAGGTCCATGCAGTACTGCATGGTCAGCATGAAAAAGATCTTCCAGTGGCGACCGTTCATGAAGCACTGGCGAATGCAAGAGTCTTTTAGAAATCGTCGGTCGTACATGCAATCGTCCATGAGTATGAAGGCTCCGATGTCCCTGGACGTCAGTTCCTTCTTTCCTGGTGGCGGTTTCATGTTCACCATCTTCCTCTGCCTGTCGATGACCCTCTCTATGATGTCCTTGTCATATTCACCATAGATGAACAAGTCCGGAATGAACTGCTGATACCAGTGATTGCCTTCCTCGGTCGCCGACATCACCACGCCCGCAGGGAGGTGCTTTTTATGATAGAGAATATCTGTCACCAAGGTTGACTTTCCTGTGCCACGCTTGCCAATAAACACACATACCTTATCGTCGCCCATTGAAGCGGGGTTGAATTTTTTGAGTTGAATGTTCATATCTAATAGTCGTATGTATTTTTTGAAATCTTTTTTTGACACATCATAATAGTATGCGGCTTGCCGTCACAGGATACCAAGACACCTTTTTGACCGGAGATCCACAACAAAGTTTCTATCAAAAGGTGTTTACGAAACGCGCCGGATACACGACCGAGAACCTTCGTCTGGCTTTTAATTCCGATATCCGTTTTGGAGGGTCGAGTATTTGTACGATAGACAATGACACGTGCGATATCATAACGGGTTTCTTTCTGAATTTTAGTTATGCAAACACTCAGTCAGTCCCACAGGATGCTGCGCATGCCTTAATAGAACGCGCGGAGCTTCTGGTAGGAGGACAGACGATCGTGAGTCTGACCGGTGAATACATGGCGATTATGTCTGATCTTACGGATTCACAAAGAACAAGAGCCAATAACGATACCATCCTGAAACGCAACGTGTCACCCACGAGTTATGGAACAGCGTCTTCAGCGACACAGTTTTTGGTAGAACTGCCATTCTTTGGTAGGGGTTATGCAAATGCTTTCCCTCTTCTGGCTTTGAACAGACACACCATCGAAGTTAGGATAACATTTAGAACGCAAGCGGAATTGGGGAGCCTCCCGACACCGGATGTTGTACTTGATCTACAGGCCATCTATCTGAACGAAGAACACCGCCAGTTCTTTCTTGGAAAACAATTGGACTATGTTATACAACAAACACAACTTGCTCGAGTCACCGTGAGGGATCTCGAACAGATACGTTTCAAAACCGAAATCGAAAATCCCGTCAAGGAATACATCTTAGTTGTGCAAAATGACTCGGGGACTGATGGTGTTTTTGATTATTCTTCACATAAAAGCGCCACATACACAAGCTATCTAAATGACCAGGTGATCCGATGGCGTTTATTCCTGAATGGTCAAGTTTATTTTGACCTAGACCAAATGTCCATGAGAGCCATTCAACCCTATGAATACTACATTCAAACACCAAGTTACAAGGTAAATATATTTAACGTGGGCGAAGGAACCGTCAACATGAGCCGAATTTCCAGTCAGATTTTCGAACTAACGCTGGTCAATAATAGCATATCGCGTAAAGCAAGACTCTACGCGGTAAACTTTAACGTCTTCCGCTGCCAAGGCGGACTCGGTGGAACATTATTCGTCTAATCAAGCTTGATCTCGCGACGCTTCTTGTCCGAGGTTCGCATCTTGAAGAACAATCGAAGAACGCCATCCACGTAACTCGCCTTGTAACCCTCATCCGATACATCCACGTAACTGGGCAGATCGAATGAGGCACTTCGGTTCTCACCGTAACCGATGGTCACCTCGTGGTCGTCCGAAGAAAGCATGATATGAATGTTGTCCTTACCCACCCCAGGGAGATGCATCTCGATTTCGAACCCTTCATCTGTGGTGTGGGTACGCTTGTATAGATATCTGTCAGCCATTTTAGTATTAAATTGCTTCTCCATGTTGGGAAGCTCGTTCAGAACCTTGGACGTCGTGTCCAGAAGGTCATAAAGATCGCCATGCCGAAGAAAAGGTAAAAAAGCCATTGTACTTTATCTTGGAATCTTTTCTTTAATTATTTTCCACTCCTCCCAGTTGGGGGATCGGGTGTCCGCCACGCAGACCTCAGCGATCAAGCGCATCGGTGTGGGATACACTGAATACACTTTGGCGTATGGAAAAAATGAATACAAGTGACTCAGGTGAGGCGTGTGCTTGATGTCCAGATCCTCTACTTCACACTCCCATCCAAGTGAATGCAGTGGATCGACCTCATACTGCTTTCCAATCTTTCCGTATTGTTTGAAATCCACGACATTGTATAGTCTCCCGAGGTTGTCTGGATCAGGAACGGTCGCGTG